ACCGCCGAATCGGTGCAAGCCTACTTCACCAAGCTGGGAAACAACCAGTTTGCTGGTGCGGCTGCCCGCCAGCTCGATACCATGGGGGGATCTCTCAAGGAGCTATCCGAGGCTTGGGAGCATCTTTACCGCAACATCGGCAACAGCGTGATCGGAGACATCATCAAGACCAGCATCGGCGATGCTGCCTGGGTGATTGATGGGCTGGGGAAGTCCATCGAAGCGCTGCTGTTCACCATCTCCAAGAAGCCGCCCGGTATGAGCAAGGAGAAGCGGGATGTTCTGGACCACTTCATGGATGGCAAGTGGGGTGAGGAAGAGGAGAGCCAAGCTGAGACAATCGCCGATAAAATCCGCGACATCCACGAGAAGGCACAGAGCAAGGAAGATGTTGCTTTGCGCACACACCTGGCTAATCGAAAAGCGATCTTGGCGGCGTCAACGGACGAAGAGTTTCAGGCCGCCTACGACTTCGATGCGCGAGCCGCTTTGGCAGAAGAGGACGCAGCGTATGCAAAAATAGCAGGGGGTGACAAGAAAGATAAGAAGCCCAAGGGCGACACTGGCGAAGCATTCGACAAGGGCATGCGCAAGCTGTCGGCCGACAACCGCAAGGCGTTCTTGGACGATCTTGACGCCAAGCTGGAAGCCAACGACAAAGAACTGGAAGGAATCAAGAAGACCCTCAAAGGGGAAGAGGATGCGATCCGAGAAAGCTACGAAAAGCGCAAAGAGGTCCTGAACGACTATAACGACGAGGGCGGCGTCCTGCGCAAGAAGAACGAAGACCAGTGGGCTGCGCACATGGACGAGGTTGCGCAGCAGAAGCACGGCGCCGCACGCGACAAGACCAACAAGCACGCCGATCTCATGAGCCCCGCCATGACTGATGTTGAGCGCATTCGCGACGACGAACGCCGCAAGTTGGAAGCCGCCCAAGAGGCGCGAGACGAAGACCTTGTTTCGGAAGCGGAACACGAGAAGCTGAAGGTTGAGATCCACAAGCAGGCCAACATTCAGATCCGTGAAAGCGACGCTGCGCTGATGCAGCAGTCCACGCAGAACGCCGAGATGATTTTTGCAAACCTGGCCGAAGCGTCCAAGCGTTCAGGGGCCAAACAGAGTGACGTTTACAAGACCCTGTTCGCCGCACAGAAAGCATTCGCCGTCGCGAGCGCGGGCGTATCCATGGCAGTCGGCATGGGGAAGGCCATGGAGCTGGGTTGGCCTGCGGGCATCCCGGCCGGGCTCGCTGCCGCCGCCGAGGGTGCGAAGATCATCGCCATGATCTCAGCGGCAAACTACTCGGGAGCCCACGACCTGGGCGGGCGCATCCCCGCAGGCTCGATTGGCCTCGTGGGCGAGCGTGGCCCAGAGCTTGTGCGAGGCCCAGCCGACGTCACCAGCCGCGCGGACACGGCTAAGATGATGGGTGGCGGATCGCCCAACATCACGGTCAACGCCAGCTTCGATCCGCACGAGGCCGTCAACCGCTACCTGTCCAGCACGCAGGGGGTTCGGACGGTCAACATCCACCTTCAGAAAAACCACCGCACGATCCAAGCGTTGGGCAACCGATGACCGTAGCGTGGCCATTCATGCCTCAAATGAACGTGGTGGAAAGCCTCGAATGGCTGACCAGCATCATCAAGTGCAAGCGTGCGGAATACCCGCAGTGCTTGTGCCAGATGCCGCGCACGTCCTACGCTTTCAAGTACCAGCTCGAAGACATCGACTACGCGGCTGCGCGCGAGCTTGCCCGCGTGGTGGGCGGCGATCCGGTGTACGTGCCCGACTGGCCCAATGCTACGCAGATTCCAACCATTGGCGCAGCTACCGTCACGCTGCCCGTGACTACGACCCACGCGCCCGCGTACCGCCAAGGCGGCTTCGCCCTCGTGTGGGGTAGCAACGCCAGCTACGAGGTTGTCTCGGTGACATCGGTCGTCAATGGGGGCTTGGGCACCATATCGATCAGCGCGACCGTCGCAGGCTATACGCTCCCATGGGTCGCGCCCCTGCGTGTGGGCACCTTCTCGCAGGACTTCACGGGCGACCGTGGCCCGCACACGTACTCGCAAGCCAGCGCCGCGTTCCTGTGCGTGGATACCGAAGACCTTCTCAGCATGGGCTCTGACCTGTATCCAAGCTACCTTGGGTACCCTCTCGTCACAGACCCCATCGAGGTCATCAACAGCATTTCCGAGCACAACGTCCGCGAGGTTGAGGAGCTGGATTCAAGGACCGGCCCGATCTACAAGTACCCGATCTATGCGACCCCTAACCAGTCGGCGGTGCTGGCGTGGACAGCGCAGAATGCGGCGGACCTGTGGGAACTGCGCGTGTGGCTGCACACCCTGCGCGGGAGGTGGAAGAGGTTCTGGACTTCGAGTTGGAACGGCGACGTGGTGCTGACAAAGGACATCGCGCCGGGTGACAACAGCCTGCAAGTCGCGGCTATGGGCTTCGCCACCGAGTACCCACTGCCCATGGATCTGGCCGTGATGAACGAAGCCACGGGAGTCTTTGTTCCGCTCAGAATTGTAAGCGTGGCGACGTCAGGGGCAAACGAGTTGCTTTACTGGTCGGGTTCGTGGTCCGGATCCACCTGGCCCATGGCTGCGCTTAAGGTGAGCAAGTTAACCCTCTCGCGCCTGGACTCTGACCGCATCGAGATCCAACACCTCCCCGGCCGTCAGGCGACCATCGTAGCCGCAACTAAAGAGGTTCCGATCTACCCATGAGCTACGCGGCGAAGGACATATCACAGCAGGAGAGCAACCCCGTACTGCTGTTCGAGTTCGCTTCTGGCTCCCAGGTGTGGCGCTACGCCGCCGCGCCAGAGACGCTTTCCAAGGGCGGGCGAACGTGGGGCCCAGAGGCGATCATCTGCGGGCCTATCGCGCATACAGGGGATGTCCCCAAGGATCAGATCGATCTGAAGCTGCCAATCACCAACCCGGTGGCGGCGCTGTTCTTGAGCTACGCGCCAGACGCCGTGACGACGGTGACGATCTACCGAACGAACTTTGACGATGAAGATCTGCTGACCATTTGGATGGGGCGCGTAGCTTTTTCTTCCGTGTCCGTGGCCACTGTTTCTCTGCAATGCGAGCCCGTCTTCACATCGCTTCGCCGGATGGGGTTGCAGGCCACCTATTCGCGCATGTGCAGGCACCGCCTGTTTGGGCCAGGCTGCAACGTGAACCCGGCAACCTACGCAGTGGCGAATACGGTCACATCGTTGAGTGGTGCAATCGTAGGGTTTGCATCGCTGACGGGGGACTTCAAAGGCGGTACGCTGAAGTCGCCCAACGGATCAATCTTTTTCATCGTTGAGCAGAACAGCACCACGATCACGCTCATGCGACATTCGAGCGACCTTGCGCAGAACATGGTTGCGCACCCGAGCGGGTTCGCCGTCACGCTGTACCCCGGCTGTGACCACTCCACCTCGGGGTGCGCGACATACAACAACTTTGGCAACTTCGGCGGGTGGCCAGGCATCCCGCGCATTAACCCATTCAACACCACAACGAGGATCTTCTAATGGCTTGGTTCGTTGCTGGTGTCACTATCGCGGCGTTCATCTACTCGCTCTACATGCAGAGCAAGATGAAGCCACCCACCCAGGCGCCGGGCCAGGTGCAGGGGCCAACGGCCACAGAGGGGATCGCAATTCCCGCGGTGTTCGGCACGCGCGAGTTAACACAGATCAATACGTGCTGGTACGGAGACCTTCAGATCATTCCGGTGAACAACGATCAATACTACTATGCAGGTCTTCAGATGGGGATCTGCCATGGGCTGATCGATGAGCTGATGCAGATTTTCGTTGCCGGCCAGCCTTACATCAACGACGGGGGTACGCTTGTAGCAGATGACGGATCGGCGGGTGTGCCCCAGCAGCTAGGCGGCGGCGGCACTGGCAATAACATCTACGTCGGGCCTGACTCCGTTCTCGGTGGGTGGGAATTGAACAAGGGCGCCGTCAGTGTGGCGGGGACAGACGCGGGCGAGGACGACTACATGGCTGAAAAGCTCGGCTACACCCTAGGGCCTAAGTACAAGGGCGTGGCGTCGGTGGTGTTCCAGGGTGGGCGCATCGGCACGAGTCCGTACCTCAAGCCCTGGACGTTCATCGTCAAGCGCATCCACACGCGCCTAGGCGGGGCAAGCGTGCAGTGGTACGACGCTAAGGCCGAGATTTCCAACGGCGAGCGCAGCTTGTCCGACGTGTGGAAGTACAAGGTTACGAACGACTGGACCGACTTCAGCGCCGTGAGCTATGACGATTCTGACTGGGCACAGGGGCCTGGTGGCATCGGCAACGCCATTGTCAAGGTGGACGTGGGCAAATACTTCAATTGGCCTAATTACTACATCCCACCTTGCGGAACGCAGCTTCCCACGGATGGCTCGACGGTTCTGGGAACGTGGCCGAATGGCCGCTCGGTCGTGGGAACCAAGCTATGGATGCGCTGGAACATCGGCGCGCTGCCAGTCTTCCCCCTGAACGTGCGCATGTGGCACGACGATACGGGAGAACTGTGGTTCAACGGCACGCCCATCACGCTAACGCCAACGGGGCAGGGCGAGATGGCGCAGTACAACTCGACCGCAGTCATTCCGAAGGAATTGATCAACACTGGCGGCATCAACGTCATTGCGTATCGAGTGATCAATGGCTCGGACGCGAGCGGGAACCATGTCGGAACCGGGCAGTTCATCTACGCTGGCATCCAGGTGGGGCAGGAGGCCGCTGCGCCCGCTGGCGTGGTGGACATGAACCCGGCGCACATCATCCGCGAGGCCCTGACCGATCCGTACTGGGGCATGGGGTACGCAGAGGCCAACATCAACGACGCCTCTTTTACCGCAGCCGCCGACACGCTCTACAACGAACGCTTGGGGATGTCGCACGTGTGGTCCTCGCAAACGACCATCGAAGACTTCTTGGCTGACATCCTTCGCCACATCACGGGCGTGCTGTACGTAGACCGCACCTCGGGGCAGTTCGTACTCAAGCTCATTCGCAACGACTACACATACGGCGATTTGACTGTGCTCGACGAGTCCAACGTGGTGAGTATTGAGAGCGCATCCCGCAAGCAGCCGGGCGAGCTGGTCAACTGCGTGACCGTTACCTACTCGGCCTCCACGCGCTCGGGCGACCAGGGCAGCGTCACCATTTACGAGGATGGCTTGATTCAAGCGCAGGGCGGGATCGTCTCTGCCCAGATCGACTACCCCGGCATCACGTCGCAGGCCAACGCCGCCAAGCTCGCGCTGCGCGACCTGCGCATGTTGTCCACGCCGCTGCTTTCCTGCACGGTCATTGCGGCAAGGCAGGCGGCGGGCTTCAACATCGGATCCCCCTTCGTGCTCAACTGGCCTGACCTCGGCATTAACTCCATGGTCATGCGCGTGACGGGTATCCACCTGGGCGACGGCATCGACAACTCGATCAAGGTCGAATGTTGCGAGGATGTCTTCTTCTACCCGTCGCAGGCTCTCACCGTGCCAAACCTTCCGTTGCCAAGCCCCGTCGCGCCCACCACGCCGCTGGCGTTTGAGGAGTACAGGACGGCACAGGTGCTCGATGCGAACGACCGAGGCGCGGTGGTGGCGGCGTTCAGCGCGTCCGCCTGGGCAGGTACCGGTGTCGTGTTCAGCATATTCGCGCAGATCTCCCCTGGCGTGATGGAGCGTACAATCGCAGGGCCGCTCACCGCCGACATGTTCGATGGCATGAACCCCTTCACCGGCATTCAGGGCGGAACGGGAACCGGCGCGTTTGGCGCGGATGCCTGGGCAGTGGGCCGATCTTTCCTTGCGTTGTCCTTGCCGGGGTCGCTCACCGGCAAGGAGTACGACGGCCCCTATGTGGTCGATGACATCGGAGGCCACTGGGAAGAGGCCGTAGGCGGTGGGTACTCTTTCGTCGCCACACACGCGCGCATGCACCGCGACCCCGACTTCAGCACGTCCGATGCCTTCGCCAAGGATATGGTGGTCCAGGTATTGAACGGCACGACCTACGGCGCGCACTTCTTGCAGATGCAAACGGACAACATCGTGCTGGGGGTGGCTCCCATGGCCTGGGTAGACCTTGGCACCACTTCACCGCTTGTTAGCACTCCAAAGCTGCTGCGTGCTGACCAGTTCGCGGGCGTGCGCGTGTCTGGCGACTCAGGCCTCGTCATGTCAGCCACAAGAACAGCCACAAGCACGGGCAGCGATTTCCCGCAAGCGTTTCCCATGCTGCCCAACACGCCGGGAGTAACAAGCATCCCGGCAGCACCATGGACCATCACGCCCACGTGGGTGACAGTCGATGGCGGGGACGTTGGGGCCACCACCACCATCGGGTTCAAGGTGTACTGCTCTGGCAGCAACCCCGGCGTGTTGTTTGAGATTCAATCCGCGCCGCTTGTGCCCGGCCCGCAAGCTCTCGGACCGCTCGTGTATCAGTCGCCGCACGTATCCCTTGCATCGGACAATACGTTTGTCCTGATTCCCACGCTGCACACGGATTCCACCACGCCCGTCACCCTGACGATTACCTACGATGGGGTCAACGCCATCCTTCTGCGCATGCCGCTTGGTTCAACCCTGGCCCTGCAAGCGCCGCCCGACGACGGCTGGTTTGACGTCACGATTGTGGACGGTGTGATCTCAGGGTTCGGCAGCCACAAGCATCTGCGCGTGCATGGGGCCGGGCCGCTGGTGGGCGTTGACACCAGCACGTCAATAGGCGGCACACAGTTGACATTTTCTTTTGTAGATGCTTGCACTGTCACAGCAGCAGGCACTCCGACAAGCGGCGCGCAGATCAAGACAAAGAAGATCGGCGGCGTGTACGAAGACATGTTCCCCGAACCTGACGACATCATACAACTGTCACTCATGACAGATTCAGGCAGTTTGAAGTTTTGGCAGTTTGCAGGAGGGTCCGCCTAATGAAACGAGTTGTAGCGCGCGCACTGATTGCACTGGCCGTCGCTGGCCTAATTGCTTCGCCGTTTGCCTTTGGTGTGACGGTAACGCCTGGGAGCAACTCGCCTGGTATCGCAGGCACGCCTTCACTCGATAAGACGACCGGCCAGGTCAAGTGCGTGCAGACACCAGGGGTGACGGTCACGCTGCCTGGATCGTCGGCTACTGCGTGGAATGCGTGTGCCTCAGTCACCACCACCTATTCCGACTACTGCAGCAACACGGCCAACGGCATCCCGTGCCTGGACAGCAACACGAAGATCAGCACGTCGGTCGTGCCGGACTTGAGCGGGACCTATGTTGCGGGAAGCGGCACCCTGAGCGGAACCACGTATTACGTCCCAGTGAAGACTGCGAGCGGGTGGGGGGATTCTCGGATAACTGACAACGCCGCATCGGGAACAACAACGCTTGCTGGCGGTACTGCACCAGGCGGCTACCCACCACTTTTGAAGCTAACAGGGCTTGCATATACGGGGATTGACCTTACAGGTACAATAGGCGGCTATGCGTTTTCAATTGCGAACAATCAATTTTTTCGCATGGCGAATACTTCTGGAGCACAACAAAATATACTTGGAGTATCGAGTGATAATGTGACGTACCTCGGCGCCAATTCTGGCAATAGCATCCGGATCGCAACGCC